CACTTCGAAAGTATATTTTTGATAGTTTAGATGATGAAGGTTGCTTGGCCTGTGAAGGGTAAGTACTGGATAATTTGGAAATATACAATAGGTAGTTTCTCAGATGAAAAAACAGCAGAGTACGATGATATAGTAGCAGTATTAAGAAGTGCTATTGTAGGTATAAATTTTATGACCTGTTTTTTCATCATGGCAAACGTAGTACACAATTGGTAGGAGAGAAAAAGATGAGTTTACTAGAAGAAAGATCATACTATAAGCCTTTTAATTATCCATGGGCTTTTGAGCATTATAAGACTCAGCAGCATATGCATTGGCTTCCTGACGAAGTTAATTTAGCAGATGATTTAAAAGATTATAGAGAAAAGCTAGCTCCAGAGAGCCGGCGATTAATTAATCAAATTTTTAGATTTTTTACTCAGGCAGACGTAGATGTTTGTTGTGGATATGCAACGCATTATTTACCAACATTTAAGCAACCTGAAGTACGCATGATGTTAAGTGCATTCGCTGCTATGGAGGCAGTGCATCAAGAAGCCTACTCTCTACTCTTAGAGACTTTAGGCTTTGGGGATGATGAGTACCAAAAGTTTTTTGAGCATAAAGAAATGCTTGATAAGCACGAATACTTAAATAATTTCGGAATGGATACTAATGTCAATATAGCTAAGACTATGGCTATTTACTCTGGATTCACCGAAGGAGTTCAACTATTTAGTAGTTTTGCTATATTATTGAACTTTCCTCGTCATAACCTAATGAAAGGTATGGGACAAATCGTTACATGGTCAATTCGAGATGAAACTCTTCATGTTGAAGGCATGTCTCAACTTTTCCGTACTTTTATTCAAGAAAACCCAGAGCTATGGAATGATGATCTAAAATATGAAATCTATTGTGCGGCAGAACGAACTGTAGATTTGGAGGATGCTTTTATTGATCTATGCTTTGAGGGAGCTATAGTTCCAGGACTTACACCGCAAGAAGTAAAAGACTATATTCGGTATATTGCAGATCGTAGACTCCTGGGTCTCGGTATGAAAAAAATCTTTTCAAGTAAGGACAACCCGCTTCCTTGGCTAGATTATATGCTAAATGGAGTAGAGCACGCTAATTTTTTCGAAAATAGGGCAACTGAGTACTCTAGAGCAAGCACCACGGGTAATTGGCAAGACATTTTTAAATAAGGAAACAAAAAATGACAGAAGAAGTAAAAGATCCAAATGAAGTACAATCAATTAATATTGATGGAACACCTCACGACATTGATAGTTTAACAGAGCTAGCTAAGTTTTATGTGTCTCAACTACAAGATCTGCAGCAGAAACTTGGCAGGCTTAAGTTTGAGGTTACTCAAGTAGAGGTAGCTAATAATGGCTTTATGCAAATGTTGCGTGATGAGATTGCTAATCCAAAACCACCACCTACTGCAGAAGCACCAGTTGAAGTTGTAAAGCAGTAAAAAACTAGGGGGGCAATAGCCCCTCTTTTTTTAGTAAGTACCGTTCCTATATCTACCAAGCGCTGTCGGACTTCCAGCAGTACCATTAATACCCATGTTAAAACCCGCCGCCGCAGCTTCAGTTTCTGCTATTATAATATTATCAAATAGCGCGGGTTGTGATAAAGTACCAAATCCATATTGCTGTGGCCCTGAAAATTTTGCTGCAACGCCCGATAAAGTGTACACAAGCTCATCTTTAAGCGTAGTACTTCCAGCATCGGTTGATTTACAGCGTATAGTATCGCCCTCTCTAATAACTTGAATCACAGTACCAGGTAAAGGTGAGAAAGTATTCCAGTTGGCATTACTGTTTTGTAAAACTATTTTATTAGGATCTACAGATGTTTTCAAAGTTGCGTTATCAGACTGAAAATAATTATACATTAGAGACCATGAAGCTTGCGCCCCCCCTAAAAGATTTTGCATTCTTATCGCACTAATAGTATATTCATTACCTACAGTTCCATAATCCCCTGCAGTATCTTTAAAATATGCAACTACTATTGATAATACATCATTATCACCCACCGTTGTTACTTCTGCTTGCATGAAAAAATTGTCTTGAGCTTGCGAAGAAGGGGATACAAAACCTACATAAGTATTACTATTAAGTACACACTTTATCCCTACATTATCAGAGTCTTTTGTCCAATTATTATTACCAGTTTCTACTGTACTCGCGGGGAAGTTCCCACTAGTATTATGAGAAAATCTTTGCCAGTTATTAAAAATATCAGTAGTAGCTGCTGCCGTTAAAGCGCCTCCTGCATAGAAATAATCGGGGCTTGATAAAGCATTTCTTATATCAGGATCGTTCAAACTAACCGTAGTACCTGATACTCCTCCCACTATTAAATGTAAATTAGCTAAGGATAAATTAGTTTTTGGTAATATTGCCATTTTCTAGTTCCTCTACTCTTGCTTTTAGTTCTTTTATTGCTTCAATTAATAAAGGTATTAGTGCTTCATATCGCACCCCCAGAGTTCCGTCTTTTTTAGTAGCTACAGCTTCTGGTATCACTGCTTTCACCTCTTGAGCAATTACACCTACATCTTTTTTGCGTACAAAGTATCCATCTTCCCCACCCTTAGAGTCTATTACGGAGTCTATCCAGTTGAAATCAACTCCTCTTAATGTATTTACTTTATCTAAAGAATTTTGAATGGGTGTTATATCTGTCTTTAAAGTTTGATCAGATGTATAGTATGCTATAACATTGCCCTTGCCTCTAATGTCTCCCACAGTATCTAGGTCGCCTTCATGACTAACTTTTAACTTCCAATTGAGAAAACTAGGTGTAACCGCTCCATCGTGTATAAAGAAGTTTGCTGGATTTCCCGCATTGGCCGTGCCCCCATTATTTAAAACATTATATATATCTAACTCAGAATTAAGAGTGATAGTAGGCCTATTAGCTACTGTGGTGTCATCATCCATAGAGAACGTACAATTTGTATCTTCTAATGCATTTCCATTTAAGTCAAGAAGTCCTCCAAGTTGAGGAGTAGTATCCTGTAATAAAGATGTAAATGTTTCAGACGTTAAATAACTACTTAAGTCAGGAGGAGTAAAACTAAATACACCATTACTATTATTGTATGCTAAGGCACCTGACGCGCTAGCAGCTTGAGTCTGAACACTAAATGCAGTTAACTCTATGCCTCCTCCTGCACTACTTAAGTCAGCAGGAGTAAAAGTAAATACACCAGTACTATTATTGTACGCTAAGGAGCCTCCGCTTGAAGCTGTTGCAGTAGTAACACTAAATGCAGTTAAGTCTACGCCTGCACTACCTATGTCAGCAGGAGTAAAAGTAAATACACCAGTACTATTATTGTACGCTAAGGAGCCTCCGCTTGAAGCTACTGCAGGAGCGCCAATGCTGATACTATCCAGTGCCAGTATAGGTGTATCTCCAGCTAAAGCTGTTGTACTCGTAGTTCCTAGCTGTAATAAAGCAGTATCTCCAGCTAAAGCTGTTGTACTCGTAGTTCCTAGTTGTAAGTTAGGCGTAAGATCACTTATCTGACTTTCAGTAATTGATAATGCTGCTTCATGTTGAGTAACACTGCTTTCAGTGATATTAGCATCCGGGACATCCGCCCATGTAACTGCTGCTGTTAAATCGTTTACTTCTGCAGTGCTAGCGGCGGGGGCAAAAGTAAATACACCATTAGCATCATTGTACGCTAAAGAGCCACCACCACTACCAGCTACAGTAGTAACACTTATATCGTCAAGTCTTATAAAACTACTTGCATCATGATTTTTTGTTACATTATACGTTTTTGCACGACTTTTTGTTGAATTTAAAGGATCATTTCCATCTATAACTTCCACATCAAATTGTAGGGTAGAAGCATCATAAGCAGGATCTGATAAAGTAAAACTACGGGTTACTGTTGTCCCACCAGCAATGCCTGCAGTATCTTCGGATTCGTCTAGGTATTGAAAAGCGTCCCCCGTAACTTTAACAATAGGATTGTCATACCCAGAAGTATCAATTTCTAAAGAAAAAGCGCTACTAATTGCAGTTCCTGCAGTATTATATTCTATAACAGGGGAGCCTACTTTTTGTACCTCTACTTGATACTGTTTACTTCCTACAGGATCGGTTGTTAAAAAATTAACAGTACTAAAAGAATTAGTTAATGAGGATCTTCTAATGCTTGCAATAACTGTGTCTTCTTCAAGAAGAAAATTCAAAGAAGACTTATATATCGTCCTATCCGTAAAGCTAATATCACTTGTAGCATCAATAACAGCAAAAGTATCAGTTACTACTGCAATTACTGTCCCTATTACATAAGACCCGTCTGTATTACTAACTCGAATCTTGTTACGCACAGCTAAATCTGTAAGAAAAGTGGTATTAGTCCCCCTAATAATTGAAGATCGTGAAGCTATACTAACTGTACCTGTGAGAGGGCCGGCAAAGTTATCTTCTGGAACACCCGCAGTGTCTATTACGTCATACCAATATGAACTTCCTAAAGAGTTATAGTACGCTATTAGTTTAAGAGACGCATTTCTTTCTGTGTCATTTTCTGCATCAGGGTCTACTAACCCGGCACTCTTGGCTAATACATAATAAGTTACATTATCTTCAATACCTGTAGAAGTTAAGTCAAGACTTGCTGTATTTGGTATTACCAGCGGCACTTCAGGAGCTGCATTAGGATTGATAATTACATCCGTACTTGAGTCAAACTTAAAAGCAACTCCATCTGCGGTCGCAAATGTTGTTTGTGTGGCTAGTCCTCCTATTCCAATACCTTCTTGAAGCCTAGATATCTGTAAACTAAATGGATCATCGACCTCGAAAGTCAAAAGAGATAAGGGAGACGAAGTACCCAAACTACTAATAGTTTGCACTCCTAGTCTATATATTCCTTCATCTATTCCTGAGAATGGATATGCCGATATACTTTTATCTACAAAAATAGGATTAGGCATTCCAGGAACAGTATGACTAATCTTATAACCAGATAAGTACTTATATTCTTCTCCATCTAAACCAAGAGGAGGAAGCCATGCTAATACAAACTCATCTTTACGAGTATTAGGATCAGATAACTGAGACACATATACAGCGTTAGGAGTAGGCACTTTTAGCGCTGCTTGTTCCATAGGAGGGTCAAACACATTTTCTTTATAAACACTATAGTTGTTTTCGACACTATCAAATTTTTCATTAAAATGTTCAAGAGCAGTAATTGAGTATTTATTTGAGGCTTCCTGTACAATTCCTAAAATTTTATACAGTTTTGGAGAATCTACAGAGTAAGAGCCTTCTCCATTCTGCCTACTTAAAGCCCAAACACTTGAAGGTATCAAAGGTACCGTAAATTCAGAGTCCAAAACCATAACAGTATACTCTCCGGGTATACCCCCAGTAGTTGCTTCATAATCAATAGCTCTTTCTTCTACAAAAGTGTGAGGGGACCATGTAATATCTATAATATCGCCAGAGTCATCTTCTATATTAATAGCAGTCTCTTCTCCTCCGTAGTATTTTAAAGGTATTAATTCTCCTCGTGTATAGTCAATGCCATCTAGAGTTGCCTCTTTTTGAGCTAAAAAAGCCCCTCCTGTACTGATTAACCCAAATAAAGCATAATTTATATCTTCTTCAAATAATATAGGTCTATCTAGTTCAACAGCAATTCTGGAAGACGACTTTACTCGACCACTACTAGAGACTTGATTTCTTGCCTGATCCTGTACTTGAACTATATCTCCAGGCCTTAAAAAAGCTGCATTAATCGAGGTTTGAAATGAGCAAATTTCAGTTTGGTACTGAGCAGTATATAGTTTATACCGCCCGTATCTTTGTGCCTGCCCCTCAGAAGTTGCTCCAAACGCACTAGAATAAGAAGAAAGTAGCTTATTAGTCTCAACAATTTCAGCCCTATTTTCTACAATTAAGGGCTCAATTATATAATCTTTTTCAGGGTTATTCCAGCCTACTACTATCTGATTAGGCCTAGCTTTAGTACCACTACTAGTATAACTGAAGGATCCCTCTATAACATTACCTGCCGTGAATGTATATATAGGATCACTAGCTTGATCTGCAACCGCAGTAACTTTACCATCTATCCAATAAACTAACCCTACGAAAACAGAAGCTATATCCTTTAGAACTTTATACGCATCTGCTGCTTTTGTAAGATATATATTTGTTTGATATCTAGGCTCTGTCCCTCCTTTACCATCTGGAACTAAGCTATCGCAGTACTTACCAATCCTATATAAAGCATATTTATCAATATCGATATCTTTTATCCAATCTCCAAGACCGTATCTATTATTAGTTACAATATCATAAAATACCCACGCAGGATTATTTGTATAAACCAATTCTGGGCGAAAAGAACCGTCCCATAACCCCGAGTACTCCGCAGATATACTACCAGTTTCTTCTCTAGTTCTATAGTTGGATGGTACTTTTACCTTCATGCCTCTTAATTCATAAGTACGTATAGGAGGGCTTGAAAACTCAGAGCTATCAAATTGTATATTAGCATAAGCACTATACGGGTAGCTTAAAGGTTCTTTGATAACCGAATTTATAGAACTAATCGCAGAGGAAGCTACCATAGTAGATTTTTTATGATTTCTATCAGATCCGTCAGGTCTTACAGACTGACCCTCCTGTCGAGTTACTCTCTCAATAATAAGTTCAAAATCACTAAAAGGTTTAAAAGGCTCCAGCCAAATTCTTTCTTCCTGTAGAAATTGCCCTTTTATTTTTGCTTTATGTCCTAGTCTGTTATTAGTGGGGCCATATATATTGACTTCCGTCTCTTCTGCACCTCTAAAAATTTTTAATTTTACATTATAGAAAGCCCCAGTTTCATGCATTTTACCGTCTTCATTGCCTTGAGTAAATAATCCGCTATAATTAAAAACAAATCTTATCTCATCTACTTGAGACGCCTGTTCATAGGTTAATCCAAACCCTGTGGGAGAAGTACCCTTATAGCGTACTGGACGCACTTGTCCAATAGTTAACCCAGAAGTATCTCCTCCTTCTGCTACAAGATCTTTATATTCTTTACTTTTTGCATCCCAATATTCTAGAGGGTTTACTGTAAAACTAGGTCCTGCGGCAAAACTTACCCCCGTAGTATTTCCAAAATTAACAACAGGCTTTTGTTCTAATGTTCCTATCCTAAACTCTGTTGAAACGCTTTTATACTTAGATCCAGCTATAACCCCATTTTGACCATTGGCATTTATAGGTATAGCTCCAGCAATCCCTAGGTCAGAATAGTTACCTGTAGGGGGAAGCCAAG